CGTCATGACTGACGTGTTGCAGAACTTCCTACGCGGCGTGGACGACATGATCCCCGCCAAGGTGGTTAGCTACGACGACGCCACGAACCGTGCTGTCATCAAGCCTCTGGTGATGCTTGGCGTCATGGGGGCCGGTGCGCTCCATGCGATCAAGTCGCCATTGACGTTCATCGCCGTGCTGGCAATCTCGACGGCGGGGATGTCGAAAGGGTCCGCATCATCGGCCACTTCGGTGATGGTGAAGCCAGAGGGGAAGGTCTCCGAAGCGCGGAGAACGAGGGTGAAGCCAATTGCGCTAATGTCTTGCATGTCTGTTTCCTTTGTGAATCGCGCCCCGAAGGGCGCTTAGTTCGTTCAGATCAGGTTGTGTGAGCCTTCGACCTTGCGCACAACATCGCCCTTGCTGTAAACCAATGTGTACTTGGCGGTGTACTCGGTCACGCCAGACACCGGCACGCTTTGCACAATCGCCACATCAGCCCAAAAGCCTTTGCTCTGCACGTCACGCCATGCGTCAGGATCGCCGCTCAGTTGCGTTACAGCGATCTTCTGTGCGGTGGTCAGCACCTTGTCAATGATGATCGTGCCGTTGAACTTGGCCTTGTTCACGCCGTCAATCACTTGAGCCAGCACGTAAGAGCGGCCCTCGTTGTTCGCTGGAATCTTGTTCAGCGACAGTTGCAGGCTCAGCAGCGCGGCGGTCAGGTAAGCCTTGAGCCATTGCTCATTGGCATGGACAGACATATCGACCGGAGCCGTAGCACCACCCAGCAGAAAGCCGCGCTGGAAAAAGCTGATGTTCTGCCCTGCCGATGCTGTCTGACCGTAGTAGTTCACCCGGGCAGTGTCGTAGATATTGGCGAGTGCGTCGGTCGTCACGTCAGCAGTGAAGCCACCGACCTGACGATACATGTAGTTCACCGTGGCGTTGCGTCGCTCGTAGTCAGTAGCGGACATGATCGCGGCGGGGATGGCTTCTTTGTACTCGCCTGCCGTGCCGTTCAGGATGATGCCCGTAGATTGGATGCCAGACAGCGCGGCGACAGTGGCCGTGTAGGTGCTAGGCGTCACGCTGACATAGAACTGATACTTGACGTTCTCACCGGCCACATACTGCGCCACAGCCTTAGCCTCGACGTCGGTGATGGACTCACCAAACGAAGCCGATCCGAACGAGTCGGACGCTTCTTCAGCAGCTTGGAAGGCATCCAAAGGATTATGAGCAGCCACACCCGGCGACAGGATGGCTTGCGGGTCATTCAGGCCCAACAGCGTAGACAGCGGAGTCACGCCAACCGAGACAGCAGCGCTACCAACCACACCACCCGAGATGATGAACTGTGCGCGGCCCACATCATAGGTTACGGTGGCGGCAGTGAACTGCGTGCCCGTGCCTGTGCGGATGGCTGTCTGCAAAGCGGTTGCCACATTGGCAAACGATAGAGCCGCCGAAAGATTGATGGCCGCGATGGTGTTGGTGTTTGCGCCGAGCGTGATATTCAGCGAACCTGCGCTAACTGCGGTCAGCTCAGCAAGTGTTGCAGGAGTTGCGCTATACACAGCAGGCACACGTCCAGCTGGGGCGTAGGCGGCGAACTGCAAAGCACGCGGGGCCGATGCAGGGGCGGGGCTCACATAGCCGAAGTATTGACGGGCAAAAACAGCTTCGTCACTGGTCGATCCGAAGAAGTCGTCAGCATCGCCAGAGCCCAACTCAAGAATTGAGCCAACAGGCACGCGGGGGTCAGAGGTGAAGCGGCGATGATCCAGCTTGCGCTGCGCCACGCTGGATGCGCCAGACACCGAACTGATGATGTCCACATAACGGGTGATTTTGATTGCCATGTCTATCCTCAGACTCGGTGAATATCCACGCCGATACCGGCATGGTGGGTTTGTTGCGTGGTCAGTCGCTTATGACTCACCACAAAATCAAATGATGGGTTTTGTTCGTACTGGTCTAGATCGTTCACGAAATAAGGCGCACGAACCGGAGAAGGCATTTGCACGCCTACGCCGTTACTGGTCATATTTTGCACGAATCGCAGCGATTGCGCCAGCATTCTAACGATATTGCACAGGTCTTTTGCCGTCAGAGCAGTGGTGTTATTTGGGTCATCCGGCGAGAACACGTTAACCTGAAACTGAGTTTGCACAAACTGAGCTTCTACTGTTTCAAGCTCCAACGTATCAGGATTGGTAATGGTCGTGCGGCCCTGCCATCCTCGTGCAGTATCCGAGACTGTCCAGAAGTAAACACCACGCGCCACGCGCCCCTGAGCGACGCTAGGCTGATTCCCGGGGATGACGGGGAGGTCAGTGATACCCGCGTGCGTGAGGCAATCAAGCAGCGTATTGCGGATCAGGGCTTGTAGCTGCTTGTCGTTCATGCTGCGCCCACATCCACAAGCGTCAGACCGTTCCACCCATCGACCATGTACCAATCTTCAGAGCCGACAACCTCGAACTTGCGCCCGTTGTAGATGATGAGGTCTGGCGACTCGCCACGATTGACGCCAACCACAGGGTTGGCCGTGTACATCTTGGCATACACCTTCTTGGTGTCAAACCCCATCTCATGAACTTCATCAGCGGGCATGGGCTGCACAGACCCAATGATGGTCACGTCTGCGTAGTAGGTCACAACAAAGTTTCCGATGCTGTTTTGCGTGCGCGACCTGAACTGTCGCCACTTGGCTTGCTGAGGAGAGATTGCGCCGAGTGCGATGTTCAGGAGATTGATGCCGGGGATCATACTGTGACCTTGTAATCTACTGAGTTGAGCATTAGCCCAGTGGCAACCAATGGTTTTGAGATGCTGCCAGGGCGTGCTGTAGCGGCTACACCTTGCGTCAACTTACGCAAGCGTGCGTCAACAGTTGAATCCTGCAAGGCTGGCGACGTGACAGACTGGATAGATTCCTTGATCTGCCCGCTGATCTTCATGCCCATCTGGTCAAGCACTTGTTTTGTGCTCAACTGTCCGTTGGCTACGGCTTTAAACCCGCTCAGGAAATTGCGCTGCCATGTGGTGCGCTCTGCATTCATGGCGGGGCGCATGAAAGGACGGGCCGGGATTGGCCCCCATCCAAACTCATGGATTGAGGCAACATAGGCAACGGGCACACCAGATGGATATACGGCAGTGTCGAAGAAACCCACCTCAAGGCGGGCATTCTTGATGCTTTCCATCTCCTTGCGAAGACGAGCAATCCCCTTGCCGTAGATCACCTTAGCCATCGACCCCGCCCAGGGAAAACGCCACCTACAGAGCGAAACGCCGAACGCTCAGGCAACCCGCCAACGTAGACGCCGCCCTTAGAGCAACGATCCAGCATGGCAAGCAACTGCCCGCCATAGGGTGACTTGAACAGCCAGAATTTATAGGCACTAGTCCCAAAAGGGGGCGCAGCAAACGCCACGCTTACCTTATCAATGGTGGCCGAAGTCACCGCACCTGCACCACCATTACCAGTGGCCACTTGGCCTTGGATATAGAGAAGATGGGCAACCATGAGTTGCCACATCTGCACATCGCAGTCGCAGCCGTCTTGACCAATCAGGCACAGCGCAGAAGTCGCAGCGGCCTGCGCAGTGGCGTCAGGCACGCTATCGAACACCGGATAAGCGGTGCGGAATGCTGATAGGTCGAAGACTGCCATTAGCGGCCCTTGGCTGCACGGGTGCGGACACCCGTCTTTTGCTCTTGCGCCTCAGCATCAGCCTCAGTATCAGGGGCCGAAGCGTCAGCACGCTCCATGTCAACAACCACCTTCTCCACATCGTGGCGCTTCGATTCCCAGCGGATGAAGCCGTTTTTGTGGTGAAGCTGGAACAGGGGCAACTTCTTGAGGGCTTCCAGTTGGGCAGTGGTCACAGGCGTGACAACGCCAGCACTGGTCAGCATGTATTTGTCGGGCACGTTAGCACCGCCAGCGATCAAGACGAATTGATCCTCGCCGATCATGTAGCTAACCGAGGCAGTCAGCGTGCTGTAAACGTAAAAGTCAGACATTCATTCCTCCAATATAGGCGGGTGGATTTTACACCACCCGCCCGCGTTGATTACACGCCGGTCACGCGCACGCACAGGTACGGGCGCTTCCACATCACACCAGCCGTGGCGGTGCCGAAGTCTTCGATGTAGCCCTTGGCGCGACGCTCGGCGCCGATGTTGAACATCTTGGCCGGAACGATCTGTTGCAGAGCTGCGCCGCCATCGGTCGAACCGTCGCTGATGCTTTCAGCCCAGTAATACGCCACGTTTGCGCCGCCGTTAGCAGCGGTGAACTCGGGAGCGTACTCAACACGAACCGAAGGATAGTTCGCGTTCAGCCAAGCCAACGGGGTCTGACCGTAGGTGTTCGGCTTGGTCATGATGGTCGAATAACCAACCGGCAGGGCGATGGTGAACGCAGAATTCTGGTCCACGTTGCCGCCGCTGTTGGTCATGATCGAGCCGAGGCGGGTAGCCATCTCGGTGGTGATCTCGTCGAACGTCATGGCGCTGTAGGTCTTGCTGCCTGCGGTCGTGGCGTATGCGGCCAAGCCGGGATCATTCAGCAGGCCATACACACCAGCAGCGCCCGAGGCGAAGCCCACGAAGCCAGCGCGGTTGCGGGCGATTTCCAACGACAGCAGCGCGGCGCCACGCTTCTCAGCAGCCATCGAAATGCCGCCAGCGGCCTCGCGGGCGTCTTCCAAGTTGGAGACTTGAAAGCCCTGCTCGAAACGCACGATACCGCGAGTCTCGTAGGCGTGACCATACGAAGCCAAAGGGATGTTGGACGAATCACCGTACAACTCGGCCTTGGCCACGGGGGTCGAGACGCGCTGAACGATGGTGTCGTCGTACCAGTTGCCAGCAGCGGTGATGCCAGCCAGACGGTCGATGTTGCGGACGGTGGTCAGTTGACGCACCAGACCCGGCAGCCACACTTGCAGGAATTGCTGCAAAGCGGCACCAGAGCGACCGGCAGGACCGACCAGAGCGGTGTCCATGGCAGCATGGACAGCTTGGTCAAAGCCGATGACGCCCAAGTCGGGCAGGGACTGATAAGCCGCAACGGCTTGGTCAGCAGCGATTTGCACGGGTTTGCGCTGGGCCAGTTCGCGGCCCGACACAGAGTGCTTGATTTCAGAGGTCTTCATGTGTCGGACTCCAATTACAGGCGGACCACAGCCAACGACGGGGCGTTAGCAGCAGAAGGATTGTGGCGAACCACGGTAGCACCGGCGATCTGGGTTTGACCAGCGGTAGCGGTGCCAGCACCCAGGGTGCCGTCAGCGTTGACGAAGAACACAGGATCACCAATGGTCACAGCAGTGCCGACAGACAGCAGCACATACACTTCACCCTTGACGCAGAACTCAGACACGCGGCCATTGCTCACCGAGTCGGTGGTAGCGGCCAGAGTGTTGATAGCGTGCGCCTTGGGGTTGACCATGATGCCAGCGAACAGGCCAGTACCACCGGCTTGCACAGACTCGACCGATTCGGTCTTGTAGGTGAACGCACGGCCAAAGACGTTGTTGGCTTCGGTGGTGGTGTCAACGATTGCGGTGATGCCGGTGTAAGGCGCGTCAAACGCGATTTCACCGGGGATGCCCGACACGAGGTCGGAGATAACGGACGAGGGGAAAGCCATTATTTGGACTCCTTCCACAGTTGGTTCAGGCTAACCACCTTGCCGCCAGAATCAGCAGCAAACGTGGGCTTGTTCAGGTCAGGGGTGCGGCCATGCAGCCAAGCATCCAGAGCGACGCGCTCAGTGCCAGCCTTGGCGGGCACTTCCAGCTTCTTGACAGCGTAAGCGGCCAGAGCGTCAGCGGTCATGCTGGCATGGTCGAAAGCGCCGATGAAAGGCGACACCTTGGCGTACAGGGCGTCACGGTCTGCGATCTGACCCAGCAGGGAGCTGGAGTCTTGAGCGGTAGACAGTTGCTTGCGCAGCTCTGCCAGCTCGGCGCGCATGGCGTCCATTGCCTTGGTTGCCGGATCTTCGGCTGGGTCGGCGGCGGCGGGAGTCGGGGCAGGATCAGCGTCCACACCCAGCTCTTCGCCAGCTTCTTCCTCGGCCTTGATTTCGGCCAAGATTTGTTTGATTTGGGCTTTCAGGTCCACATCAGTACCGGAGACCTCAGCCGCCGGTTTGGTTTCGTCAGCCATTAGGGCCTCCTTTAACATTGCAGAGTCAAGCGCACACAAGTGCGCAGCGGAATCAAGCACCGACACGTCGGGGCCTGTGCGGCCCTCTGTGACAAGTGCCAGATGATTTGCCCGAATCTCTCGTTGTATAGCGTCATACGCTTCACCGTTGAAAGTTCCGGGCGTCATATCGAGTTTGAATCGGTAGCCTGGTGACAACTCACGCTTAGTTCCAGACTTAACCAGACCCTTTGCCGATTCGGAATAGACCTTGATGTTGCCGCGCAGGTAGGGTGCATCGAAGTAAACATCTTCCCCGATAACGCCTTGCACGCCTTTGCGCTCGGCGGGTGTAAAACCTGAGGCCTCATCCCCCAGCATGGCGTGCTCGTCGACCAGCGGCATCAGCTTGAACGAATCAATCGTCTCTTGCGATGACAGCTCTTCTTCAGGTCGATAAACCTTATAAATTCGGTCAGGCTCAGACGCGCCAATCTCCCGACCTAGGTACGGGTAGACGCCGGTCTTGGAGATAGGATTGCCCTTGATCTCCACAAACCCGTTAATGTCCACAGATTGCGCGCTCATGCTTCCATTATATCCAAAATGTTGGTTTGTCAATACTCTACCAAGGCAATGATTACTTCGTGCTCTAGCTTGCGTGTGGCGGCAGTCGTGATCTGAATTGTGATCTTGTATCGCGTGCCAGATGTGCCGCCGCTAATCCAGAACTTCACCACTCCTTGGTTATGGCTTGCGGCCTTGTCGCCTGAGCCTAGCGTGATGCCGTCCTGTGCCGTTACAGCAAGCGTGGCAATACTGTCTCCAACATTCGACAGGTACGGGTTAAAGTCAATGTCGTAGTCCTGCTCGTCGAAATTCTGCTTTTCAAATTTGGCGACAATCATATGGATGCCTTAAAGATTCCTGCCGGTACTGTAGCTGAATACTCGCCAGCGGTTACTGATGCGACAAATTGTGATGGGATGAAGACTGCGCCACCATCGACAAGATACGCCGCTTGAAGATCAGCATACACCTGGGTTATTGGCGCTTCAACTGTGTAGCTGGCATCAAGATCGCTTGACACCAACCCGCGCACCATGAATGCGTGTTCGCTTGTTGCGCCGACTGCCGTGCGCAGATCGTATGCAGCAGACGCATCCGATTGAACGGCTGCGCGCACATTGTATGAGGCATCCAAAGACGCCCCCACTCCGCTTGCCGTCTGTATTTCGTATGCCGCGCTAAGGTCTGCGATTGCATTGGTCCGAACCACATAGCTTGCCGACGCATCAGACAGGACAGCGCCACGCACGATATAAGCTGCGCTTGAATCCGTCTGCACACTGGCGCAGATGATGTACGCCGCTGCTGCGTCAGCCTGTGCCGCTGCGAGGATGGCGTATCCGGCTGACAGATCACTGCTTACCGCGCTTGCCGTCTGGATGTTGTAGCTTGCCGAAAGGTCTGCGCTTACGCTTGAACGAATAGCATAAGACGCAGCCTGATCCGACGAAACCGAGCCACGGATTGCATAGCTCGCGGACTGATCGCTGCTGACTGTTGTTGTCCCGCCTCCCGAGGTGGTGTCAATCCAATACTGCCCGCCCGGCGTCATGGCCGAGCGCGTGCCCGTCCCTATGACGTACTCACCACCGGGCGTCTGATAGCTTGCCATCAAGCCACCTCAAGCTGCGGGCAGACGTAAATGGTCGTGCTCGGCTTTGCGACACGCACCTTTGCCTGAATGAAACCTTTTTCTTGAGGCGTGAACGTCACGGACAGCTTTTGCTTGACGGGCGTCGTGATGCCGGTGGTTGTCCATGTGGCCGTGCTGGCGTCTTGATCAGCAGCAGCGGCCAACTGGCTGGGCCGCTCATCACTCACCAGCGCACCGAGCGGATAGCCTGCGTCATCAAGGTATTGCACCTCTAGCCATGCATTGTCATTTTTGAGCGTAACACCATCTGTCAGCACCTCGATGGACACCGTGACTGGTGAGCCGGTCACATCGTTCCATCGTGTGATCGGTGGGGCGTCGAAGTTGATCAGTGGGTATGTAACTCCGGTGTTCGTGGCGATCCGCCATGAAATAGGCGTAACACCGTCAGACGCGCCACCTGTTCTGTAAACAGCCGTCTCAGTGTTCAGCCCAGCGCCCCACCCCGACGTGATCAATCGGTAGTTCGTATCTGCCGAGTCGCAGTTGATCATCAACGCCTTCAGGCCACCCTGAGCCAGAGCCGCGCCAGAAACAATGCCGCCCGTCCATCCTGCGGGCATCTTGCACGAATCAAACTTCACCTGACCAACGCCGTTCAGGTTCGCAGCAAGCAGGTTCACGCCTGTTGCGGCTGTTGTCATATTCAGGCCATACACGTCAACGTCAGCGGCCACCACGCTGAAGGTCTTGATGAACTCGGTGATCGCAGACCCAGCCAGAGCACCGTCTTTAATGCTCAGGCTTGCGGCGTACATCTGAAAGCCTTGCCCCGCGTTGCCGAATCGGATCTCGGCATTCTCCAGAATGAACTTTGTGTTACGGTTCGTTGCGCCGGTTCCTAAACTGACGCGGCTACCAGCTCCTGTGTTTTTAAGCTCAATGCCGCCGCCGACGATGCGAACGGAGTGGTATCCGATGCCAGAGTCAAACACGAGATTGCGCGTTGCAGTCGAACCTTCACCGGCCGTCCAAAAAACACCCTTGCTGTAGAAGCCGTTGTTGAGTGTCAGGTTTGTGGAGTTGGTTGAGCCAATCCGCGCCCCAGCCTGCTCAACAGTCGGAGGGAAACCGCTGGTCCGGTCGCATGAAATGATCTGATGGACGTTCTGGTAGTTTGCCGGAAACGTGATCGCCACCCCCGTCAACTCGACGTGATCTGATGCCACGAACACCCGCGTAGGATTGCTACCCTGCGCCGTGATGACAGCCGCCAGCGTCGTGTACGCATCAGCCCAGGACGTTCCGTTTCCGGCGCCAGTTGCGCCGCTCCAGAGTGCTACGTCAGCCATTATGGGTTCGTGTCGCCCTGCACGCGCAGAGTGAAGGTGTCAGAAGCAGCAGCAGCGCCAGCAGTAACAACCCGACGAATCCACACGGGAAAGTGCTGACCTGAAGGAACATCACCCAATGTCAGCCCGGCAGCAAACGATGCCGGGGACGAGAATGTCACGCCCGTTGGTGCCGTTGTCTCGTTTGCAATCGTCTGCTCGGTTGCATTCAGGCCGGACGTACCAAGCCCCACAAAAATCTCCGTGCCAGGGCTTGGCGTCTGCGCTTGAATCCACAGCTTCGCGCCGATAAGCGTCAACGTGCCGTTGGTGTTCTGAACGTACACGCAACGATAATCCGTGATGCCTGCACCCGCCTCTGCGCTGCTCACATCATCAAAGATCCCGACAGGAACATCGACAGATGACTTAACGCCACCAAGCGATGCGGCAGGGTTGCTGTTCGCCGCGCCTCCGCTCAATCGGTATTTGATTTCGGTTGGTACGATTGCCATATTGATTCCCTATTACTCGTCATCGCCCCAAGATAGCTGGGGCACCATGAAACACCGGCAATTCGGAAGGCTTCCAGGAAGCCCCCGAGTGCCATCTTTGTCTATTACCGGCAGATTATCCAGAGTGAACACCTTGCCGTCCAGTCTTTCGTGAATCTCACGCGGGTGAGCGCCACCACGCGAGTGACGCCAGACGAATTCCTTAACGCCTGCCGACTTCGCCCGCTCGACTTGGATCGCAGATGTCACGCGACGAACTTGATTCATTGCGATCAGATCACGGCGGCGGTCTGTGATTCCTTCGTACTTGTCCAGAAACTCACGCACGTCAGCAAGGCCACGCCCGCCAGGCTGCAGGGATCGCATCACGCTACCCTCGATTTGCGTGTGGTACTTCTCGCCAATCGACTTGATCAAGGCGACGTTCTCTTTGATAGCGGATTGAACAACCTGCTTCAATGACGCTGGCATCTTGTCAGTCTTGAGCGTGATGCCGCCGCTCAACTCTTTAAGCGATGTGTTCAGGGTATCTGTGCTGGCCTTGTCCACGCCTCGCAGCATGTTCTCAACAATGACGGGCGCACGCTCACGGAACAGGCGCGCAAAGCGACGCTTCAGCGCATTGAGAGCAACGCTTGCCTTATTGGCAATCGACGCATCCATGACGATGGCCGGTGTGTCGTCAAACGTGGCAACCAGTTCGCGCCGATACTCACGATACATCAGGCGCAACAGCTTTGTGATCTCAGCGCTATACCGTTCAATCTGCCCAGCCGAAGGACGCAAAGCACCGCCAACCAGCTTGCCACTCGAGCGCTGGTCTACGTACTTCTCGCGTTTCTTGGTCAGGCGGATGTTGCGGGCCATCACTCAACCATTTTCTTTTCGGCAAACTTTCGGCCCCATGCGCGCACTTGATCTGCGCCGAATAGGCCAACACACCCGCCGATGAATGTAGCCCAATTACCAGACATGCCCAAAGCCTCGATCATGTAGGCGATGCTCAAAGCAATAAGGCCGCACAATACGGACTCCAAAACCCGGCGCATCATCCTTGGCTCTTTACCGTCATACATCACACGCACAAAAGCCACCATAGCGGCCAAAGCGGATGCCCGGAAAGGTTCGGGGAGCATGTCAATCAGTTTCATGATGGCGTCGGTGGTGTCCTGCATTTACATCTCTGGCAGTTGGGTTGGTGCTGCATTTTGCAACAATTCAGTGACCAAATCATCATCCTGCGGGACATCTTCCGCCAGGCCGAAGTAATCCGAATCCTTGTCGCGGCGCAATTGTTCGCGCACGTCCTCACCGTCGATTGCGCCAATACCGGCATATGCGACGGCGGCTTGCGCCTTCTTGAGGTTAACGTCAGCCCATTCCTGAGCAGTCGGGCTATCAAGCGGACGCCATGACGTCTCCACTTCGATATCCTCAGTGATGCCGAATTTAGGCTTGATGGCAGACAGCCACACCAATTGATGGTGACGTTCCAGCAGGGGGTCTAGGTCATTGGCTTGGATGGATTCCAGCATGATCCGGTAGTCCTCGGCTTCGGATTCGCCCGTGGCGTTAAAGCCCTTGGGGGTAGTGCCAAGCAGCTTGGTAGCTGGCACCTCAGCAATCGAGGCAACCAGTTGATACTGCGTCATGATGGTGGTATCTAGGTCTGCGAGGCTTGTGTCTTGCTGGGTTATTTCGTCGGCCTCTTTGTCAATTACCATGACACCATAGTTATCTCGCACCTGAGAAAAGTCTAGCATTCTCGCAATTGACTTTTGCAGGTCAGAGAAAAATCCTGCCCCGTCAGTCTTGTGGACGATAAGACGTTTTGTCATGGCCAGCTGCGGGGCCTCATTGGCCGTGCGCTCGGATGCGTACACGCGCTCGTAGATCAACTGCGGCACGCTCTTACCACCGTACTGATACATCGGCTTGATGGCATCAGGCACAGGGTGGGGGATGTACACGCACAGGTGGGATCGGTGGTAGCGCTGCTTTCCGATGACGTAATACTCAGGCTCGTAAAAGCGCAGCGATGCGGGATCGCTCAATGAGCCGTCGGTCAGCTCTGGCACGATCCAGATTGGGTCTACTTGCGAGATGCCCTGATACGATCCCGGCGTGACGCCATCCGGGTTAAATGGCTTCTCGTAGTATTGCGGGTCAGTGCTTCGCACTTTGAAGATCGCCACGCGGATACCGTAGATGCGGCCCATGTGGATGTATTTCCGCATGGCTGCATTGATGCCGTACTTCTTGTCCTGTTTCTTGAACTCTGCAAGGATTTCTTCGGATTGCGGCGTACCTTCTGGCAGGCTCACGTCATAGCCGACGCGCACCGCATCACGTGCTGGCATGTTACATGCTTTGTCCACCAACCAGTGCTGAGAAATGAGGGCAGATACCTGCCAGCTCACCACGCCTTGGGATGCGTACCAAAAGAACTGCGCATCAGGCACACCGGCGCCAGCTAGGTTTTGCTTGAACTCTGGAACAAGGCCCGTCGAACTGTCCATTGCTGCGCCGCTTGCGCCCGCTGGGGTTTGGAATGCAGCCGACAGAATGGCTAGCTTGTCCATCGCTGCGGATGTACGCACATGCTCTCCATCTGTTGTGTAGATGGAAGCTCTAGTAGCCAGCTGCGGCTCAGCATGTGGCTTTGGTTTTCGTCCGAACATTTGCGGGCCTTAGCTGTAGATAGATTTGCGTTTGCTGTAGAGGTCACGCAATGCCTGACTCATGGCATCAACGCGGTCATCATTTGCAGCCGCTGGGAATGTGGTTACCTCTTCCACGAATTCACGCACCCAAGGCGCAATATCAGGATGAGGCAACCAAACATTACCAGATTCCCACTCGGCGGTGCAAGCGTGGGCACGGGCTATTTTACTGCCATCCGGCTCAATAGCAACCATACCTGATATTTCGGCTTTAAGCGAATCAAGAATGGCGGGGCCGTTTGCCTTGTCTTCAATCAGTTTACGGCGCGCCTCTGGGTATCGTGCTGTCATGTTCTTCACGGCTTGCTTTGACGCTGTAAAGCCCATGCGCTCACGCACCTCATGCAGCAGGTATGTGTTAGCCCCGGCCTTTGCCCATACCTGACCGGCCACATAGTCCGAACCTTCGGAGTCCTTGAACGTCATGTCCCAAGACTGGATGACCTTATCGAACTTGGTTGGCAAGTCTTTTGGCAGGTAGTACCTTACCCCCAAGTCCTTGAAGATCGCCCCGCCTAGCGTCTTTGGTGAGCCTTGGTACATGGCAGACCAGAAGTAATCACCCAAGGCTTGCTTGGTCTCTAACAGCTTTTCAAGTGGGTGCAGGTCAGGCACCAGAGGCTCACCCTTGTCATTGATCGCTGGAAAGCTCAGGCGCCTAGCCTTGGGGTTTGCTGCCAGCACGCGCCCGGATAGGTCATCAGTGGCCCAACGGGTCGCCATGATGATGTGCCCGCTGTTCTTTGACAGGCGAGTCAAGAACGTGGACCCGTACCACTTCCAGATTGATTCCTTGACGGTCGGGCTTAGGGCCTCTTTGCTGTTCTTGATGGGGTCGTCGATGATCCCGATATCAACACGCTTACCCGTCAGAGGACCGCCTACGCCTTGACCTACATATGCGCCACGCCCATTAGGCACCTCGAATTTGTCGCTATTGGCTACGCCTCCGCTTTTCGCCATAGACGAATGCGGGAACAGTTGCGCGTATTCAGGCGTTGACATGATCGCCTGAACATCCCTGTTCATGTCCGACGCAAGGTCTTTTGCATAGGACAGACCAGCTAGGCGCAAATCTGGATAATGCCCAAAGATGAACGCAGGCAGGTATCGAGATACCATGTCCGACTTGCCGTGCTGTGGCGGAGCTTCCAGGATCAGCAGAGGGCGCAGACCGGCTAGGCAGTCAGCCAGGAATCGCTCAAGCTCGGCGCAGACCTTAATCGAGAAGTCGCTGACGATGTAATCCGGGTTTATGTACCGGATAAACGACAAAAGGGAGCGCCTAGCCTCCCTGCGTCTTAGCAGCTCTTTCGCTGCTTCAGCCCTTGTCACCATTGGCGATAGCGGCTAACTCGGCGTCGCTTAGGTCTGATACGTCCTTGGTTAGGATTGGTCCGCCGTTTGCGCCGGTTAGCTCTTGGGTGATCTTGTCGCCGTACTTCTTGGGCGCCAGCTTGGACAGCAGCCATTTTCGGGTGTCTACTTGCAAGCGTTGCTTGGCGACTGCGCCTGTGTCAGTTGTGCCCATTGGCGTGGTAGGTACGGCAGCATCAGCAATGTCGAGAAGGTCTTCTGACATAGAGTGAACGCGGGCATTTAGCGCAGACTCATAACGCTCCCTTAGCTTGTCGTCCTCAATGATCCACATGTAGAACGACTTGCGGGAAGGCATCCCAGGCTCGGAACAAATAGCGTTGACCGATTCGCCAGACATGATGCGCTCTAGGATTTCGTCCACGAGCGATTCATCCCGAGTGATCCGAGGCTTTCGCGTAGTTGTTACCTTTTCAGACATACTCTTACTGTATCACTTCACGATGCGAGTGCGAGGTTGTGAGCGTGGGCGGCGGCGTGGAGTTGGGCCAGAGAGGCGCGCACCTGTTCGCCAGCGGGGGATGCGATCAAATCTGACATCAATCGTTGAAATCGTTCGCTTTCCATGTTATCCGTGATGAGTTCAGC